GAAATAGTAAAGAAAAAGCGCGGAACTTCAATAATATTGGATTTGCTGAATACCCGCAGCAATCAGGGCGAAAACTCATTTATTTTTAGATATAGGGTTTCCTCGCAGCTCCTACTAGGTACTCGCGGCGTATTTATTGAAAAAGTGCGTAGTCGTGATGGCGGCGTCATGGCCCTGAACATACTCCCGCCCCAGCATACATCGCCAATACCGGACCCGAAGGAATTCGTTGCCGGGTATGAGGTGACGATGCCGGACGGCAAAAGGATTACACTAAAGCCTAGAGATGTGATTTGGATTCGCCGCCCACACCCGATTGACCCATACTTATCGATGACCCCGATGGAGTCAGCCGGAATCGCAATCGAAATCGAAAACCTGGCCAAGATGTATAACCGAAACTTCCTCTTAAATGATGGAAGGCCTGGTGGTTTGCTTGTTTTGCGTGGCGAGATTGACGATGATGACAAAGATGAACTGCGGTCACGATTCCGCGGAAACATTGGTCGCGTTGGTTCGGTTGGCGTAATCAGCTCCGACGATGGTGTTGACTACGTCGACACGTCATCAAATCCCCGCGATGCTGCCTATATTCAGATGCGTCAAATCACAAAAGAGGAAATCCTGGCCTCATTCGGTGTCCCCGAATCCGTTCTTGGAAACGCATCTGGAAGGACATTCAGCAATGCGGCAGAAGAGGTAAGTGTTTTTTGGAACGAAACCATGTCACCTCACCTGGAAATTATTGCTCGCGCCCTGGACGAACTGGATGATGAGCACTACATTGACTTCGACACATCCTCTGTTCCGTATCTAATTATCACCAAGCAGGAACGAGAGCGTTACCTTCTTCAGGAACTGCAAAGCGGCCTCATCAGTGTAAACGAATATAGAACCGGAACTGGACGCAAGGAAGTGGAAGCAGATCTGGCAGACAGCCTGCTAATGAACCCAAACCTGACGCCCATCGCAAATACTAAGAAACCGATGGAGACCCCTCAGCCCGGCGGTATGCCCGGAATGCCAGGGATGCCGCCCGGAGCGGGAATGCCCGGTACCCCGGGAATGCCCATCAATCCCCTGCCTCCAGAAATGGCGGCCGCACTAGGGGGTGCTGCTCCTCCTGGGGCAGAGTTGGGTGGACCTGGATTGGACCCGAATACCATGGCTGGCGCCTTGGCGGCAGAATCTGGCATGATGCCGCCAGCCCCCGCACCAGGGCAAACTCCCATGAACGTCCCGCCAGAGGTAGGTACCGCAGGAATGGCGGCGATGTCAGCAAATGTGGACATCGACCATAAGGATGAGCGACACGAGCGTGATGAAGACGTCGCTCGGTGGTCGCAAATACTTGACCGTTCGCTCGAACGAGTGTTTGAACGACAGCAGCGCGTCGTCCTCGAAAAAGTTAATGGACAAAAGTCTCGCAAATCATTGGCTTCTGGGTCCCTGACGGCAGAGGACATCCTGAATATTGATACATGGAACAAGCAAATGGACGAGGACATACGTCCAGTCCTATCTGCAATCGTCAAGGATTCACAAGAAACCTACCTTACAAAGTCGGCACAATACTCGCCACCGTCGGGGCATGAGGTTCTGACATTGCTTGATTCGCAGATGAACCGAATTAAGTCACGGAACGCCGTCACACTTGATGAGATCAATGCGGCCATATTCAACTCAATGGGAGTTAGGGACGAGGAAGGCCGCGCGAGCTTCCTTAGGTCATCAATGAATACAATTTTCACTGAAATACTCGCAAAGTATCGTCCCGAGAGGGCCATCAGCGAAACAAGAGTCGCTTGGGATTTCTCAAGACCATAAGTTTCAGTAATCTAGAGAAAATAGTTTACTGGAATATAAGAAAAGCAGGGTATTGTTGTGTGTGGTATGCTTTGGCATCTATGATTAATGCGGCGATTGGAGATTTATGAGCCAACTAGCAGGTGATTTTAGTTTCAAAGCGATGAATGGGCAGGTCAATGTAGACGAAGCCCAAGGTATCGTTGAGTGTTTCGTGGCTGCTGTTGGCAACAAGGATTCGGTTGGAGACATTGTCGCCAGCGGCGCGTTTAGTGAAAGTCTAAAGCGACGTAAGCCTCGCGTTGTTTGGGGGCACAACTGGAATGACCCAATCGGCAAGGTCTTGGAAATTTATGAAGTTCCAGCGAATGACCCACGACTCCCGGTAAAAATGAAACAAGCCGGAGTCGGTGGACTGTATGCTCGTGTTCAGTTCAATCTCGCCACAGAAAAAGGACGCGAGTCCTTCTCTAGTGTTGCGTTCTTTGGTGGCGATCAAGAATGGTCGATTGGTTACAAAACCATTAATGCGACCTACGACCAGAGTCTGCAAGCAAATATTCTTCGCGAAGTTGAGTTATACGAGCTAAGCCCAGTTCTTCATGGTGCCAACCAGCTGACCGCCACTATCTCCGTGAAGAGCGATGACGCAGAAAAGTGTCATCCCGGACATGGGCCCATGGGTATGGCCCCTCGCAGCGGTCTCGGTCCGGTGGTTCCCCCGAAGCTTTCAGTCATGCGCTCCTTCGACCCGCAGATGCCAGAAGAAGCCGACCCGCGCGGAATGTCCCCTATTGAGGCCCTCCTGACTGCGGTCAGGTCGGTAGACAATGATGACCAGGGTGATATTTTTGCCGAAGGTGAAGCATTAATGCTTGGCGATGAAGCACGAGCCCGACTGGAGCAAGAGGTGGCTCGTCGCTCAACGTCGCGAGTAGAGATCATTTCAGCAACAGAAAATATGGTTCTCCTCAATAGATTCATGGAAAGTGGCAATAAGGTCACCTATCGACTCCCCTATCACCATGAAAAAGAGACTGATCAGTACATGTTCGGCAAGCCCGAAAAGCTTAACGTCAGCAAGCCGGGCGTCACCCCACAGATGATCGTTCCTTCACAAATGCCCAGTATGCCTATGGCTGTAAAGCCAATGAATACGGCCAGCCCCTATGTCCTTTCGGCTCAGCCGATTAAAAGCGCATTTGAGATAGTCGCACATGCCTGCAAGTCTGTTGATTCGAGCATTTTCGATGATGAAAGTCTTTCGGACACACAAAAACTAGTCAATCTAATTGCTATACTTCAAGAGCACGTTGTAAAAAGCGCACCACGGCACGCAACCATGAAGTGTGCCCCACATCAGGCGTTTTACGTAAAGCAACTTCTTGATCCAGTAATCGAATACCATGGACTGTCATCAGAAGTATACGATGATGGTATTCACATTTTGGGTGTTTTTACAGACGATACAGTTGATGCTCTCCGTCGTTGCGAAAAAGCCATAAAGGCCGCAGTTAGAACCAAATCATTTAGGTAAGAGTCGCAAAGAAAAGGCTCCTAATGGAAGAAAACTCGAGCAGCATTGAATTTGTCATGGAGCCAGAGCTTGTATTCGACGAAAAAGCACTCGGTGGTCGCATAGGGCCCAAGATTGGTGGCGGACTAAGAAAGCCTCCGCCCGGAATGGTATTTGTTGACATAACCGGAGCGATTGACGGGGACGAAGACGGTATCGTATTTGAAAACACACCCTATGCTCGACCGATTATTCCACGAGCGGCAATTCCTAGGGCAGAGGCTAATCAACGACAGAGCGCAGCACTGTCTGGTGCACTGGAAAATGAAAAGCGACGTACTCCGGTTCCCCAAGCCGTCGATGGAGGAAGTGCATCTAGGACTGGAGATGAGCGAAAGAAGCCATCCAAACAGAGGAAGCTGACACCCGAAGAGTTGAGAATTCAACAGGAACAGAAACTGCGTGCACAGACTGTTCCGAAGAAACGCAAAAAGGGGCCCGATGCAGGCGAGTGGCAGGTTGGCTCGCGCTCAAGTACTGGACGATGGCAGGGCCAGCGCCCACCGAGCGAGGAAATCCAACCCAGCGCGGACCTGCGCGACGCGGACCTGAGTGGCATGGACCTTAGTCGCGCGGACCTGACGGGGGCGGACCTGAGCGGCGCGGTCCTGACCGAAGCGAGCCTGTTCGGCGCGGACCTGCAAGGCGCGGACTTGACGGGTGCAAACCTGAGCGGTGCGAGACTGGGGGTCGCGAACCTGAGCGGCGCGAACCTGAGCGGCGCGAACCTGCGCGGCGCGGACCTAAACAGCGCGAACCTGGGCCGCGCGGACCTGTTCCGCGCGCAACTGATCGACGCGAACCTGCAAGACGCGGACCTGCGCGGCGCGAAACTGATCGACGCGAACCTGAACGGCGCGTACCTGGGCGGCGCGAACCTAAACAACGCGAACCTGTACCGCGCGGACCTGCGCGACGCGACCCTGCTCGGCGCGGACCTGCGCGACGCGGACATGCGCGAAGCGGACCTGGGGGGCGCGAAACTGAACGGCGCGAAACTGGATGGCGCGAACCTGCGTAACGCGTACCTGGGCGGCGCGGACCTGAGTAAGGCGTACCTGATCGGTGCGAAACTGGATGGCGCGAACCTGGAC